GCATCCTCGAACTCGGATGGTGGCGCACTTGGCTGTTGAATGCCGAAGGATGCCGGTGGACTAGGTGGCCCGGCAGTCGAACCTTGGGAGGTGGGCACTGCCGGGCCGCTCGGCGGTTGGGACTGTCCTGTTGCACCCGCCGAGTTTTCTAGAGGTGGACGCCCGCGCTTGCGTCTGGGAGGCTCCTGGGGAGGAGCTTGGACATTGACCGGTCCAGGTGCCGGGGTGGCGTTTTGCGCGAACGGGGCGACGTTTGCAGGGCGCGGTGCGGGTGCCGGTGGCGGAGCAAAGGTTATTGCCGGCCCCAACGCACCGCTGTTCGATGGAACTGCCGCGCGCTGACTAATGGATGGCTGATCAGTTGCCACACGCGGTCGATCGTTACGGCCTACCAGATTATCGGTTGAACGAGCCTGCCAAATTCGATCTTGCAGTGCAGCAACCCGTTGATCAATCAGACCTATGGCGTGGAATTGCAGCAGGCCGATCTTTTCCGGCTCAAAGTAGATTCGGGTGATCATGTCAGTCGGGTCCATCGGCCGGTTACCCAGCTGATGCTTCATGACTTTTTCGACGTAAGTCCCCCAAGCACGATGTGAGCTTCCTTTTAGTCGCAATAGAAACACCATGTCGCTGTTCAGCATGGGCACAATCCATGCGAGCTTTTTAACGTCGTCACACGCCTTAACTTTATTGCCCAGTGCGTTGATTTTTGATGCCCATTTATTCCACTCGCAGGTCGCGCAATTATCGTTTTGCGGAGATCGTGCGCCAACCGATGGAGCTATGCCGTTATCGGACCAGCAATCCGGCGGTGTGAATGTCGCCTGACCGGGCGAATAGGCATTGGCATAATAGACCTTGGACATCTTCTCGTTGACGTCACACAGCACCGCATCGAGATACACACCTTGCGGTGAGCCCTGAGTGGCTTCCTGCTGATTGGTCTGCGGGTTCAGATGGGTGAAGATCGGACCATAATTACCCGGATCAAAAGCCGCGCCGCTGGCATCATACAGCGTGAATTTTTGCGCCTCGATCGAAATGTAGGGTTGCGGCGGGGCGCCCATGCCCTCGGTTGATTGCACGCCAAGTTGGCGGCGATTGCCCATAAGATAATTTGGGGATGGTAAAGTTTCGTCAACCATTGCCAGTGTCCTTCATTGTGAATCTTGTTCGCCTCATTGCGCGGGATAACCTACGCGAAAAATACTCATACAGCCGTCGAGCTTCTTGCGGGGTCTTGACGCCCATGTGCGGGGCAATTTGAATAAACTTCAGACCCTCGCAGCGAAGCAAGAAAGCGTGTTCTGTACGGGCTTGCCGATAAGTCTGAAGCCACATTGTCATGCTCTCGTGATGCTGATTAGGCCTTCCTGAATCTGACAACTGTTTCAAAGTTAATCGTGAGTCCCGGCGGAACCACGCCATTAGGGTGAGCCTCGTTTTTAGATTTGTCGATCACTAATTTCAATGCTTCTTTGCCGACATGTGCAGTTAGCAAGTCTTTGCCGAATGTATCATAGTGATCGATAGCGTAATGGTGGAAAGCTTCCTTGTCTTCACATTTCACCTGCATTGTTTCTTCTTTATACGCGGTTCCGCTTTCTGTATTTGAGTGCTCTGCACCGCGTTCGAGCAGCCGCCGCAACATTTCATTTTCCAAAGTCTTCATCTGTTGCTTGTACGGTGCAACCGCAGCCTCGAACGCCTTGGTTAGATCGGCAATGCGATCACGCCGCGCGATATAACTTGCGATGATCTGCAAATCGTTTGGCTGTTCTGGTCTATTCATAGCGCCTTATCCTTGATCCATTGCAGCATTACGCCTTGGAGGGATTCTGCTTTTTCGATTCTTCTAAAAATCTCTCGCTCAAGCTTCGTCGCGCAGAATTGCACGATAGTGACGGGAAAGCTTTGCCCAGGGCGATGTGCTCGGCGATTGCCTTGCAGCCACAGCTCAGGTTTATCCGTAGGTCCGTACCAGACCACTGTTGTGGCAGCGGCAAACTCGTTGATGCCGTGAGCCACTGCTTGCGGATCACAAACCGCGACTCTAATGCCTTCATCCGCTCTGAAGGCGCCAATAAGCTGTTCGCGTTCCTTGATGGGGACTTCGCCATTGAGCTTGATTACTCCATAGCCTGAGGCAATCAATTCCTTATATAGGATATTGACAATACTTGTCAAGCTGACAAAAACTAGAACCTTCTTAGTCGCTTGCTCTATTAATTCTTTTAAAGCGAGCAACCGGGGGCTCGAATCGACGGCATGTGCGCCATGACTATGATCGTAAATAGCGCCCTGAACGATCTGCAGAGCTTTGGTCCGCACCGCCGCCTCGTTAGCCGGGGTAATGCCTTGACCATTAATCTGAACATGCAGCCTGTTCTTTAGATCATTCAGCAAGTCATGTTGTTCCCTAGTCAAATCGATATGACGCTGCTGCACCGTGCAGGGCGGGCCGTCCCAAATTTCCTCAATGGCAAAGCGGATCGCCGGTTGCAGCAGCTTGGCCGCTGCTTCATAGGAGCCGCGTGCTGGCACCCATTTGAATTGCGACAGCTGCACCATGGTACGACGATGGAACGAGGTGTACGATTCGCCATAGGCATCATTCACAAGGCGCGCCAGTCCATAAGCATCAGTGGGTGCATTAGGGGTGGGGGTACCGGTAAGCAACCAAAGATACGGCATTCGTGTGGGGTGATACAGAACGCTTGCGACGCGATGGCGTCCAGTTCGTCGATCCCGATAAACTGATGCTTCGTCGATGATTGCGATCTTAATATCAGTCCGCTTATACAAGTCGGATGAGAGTCCCTGAAGATCAAAACGACGTCGGAGCTTGGCACCGACCTTAAGACCATCGGGGTTAATAATATAAAAGTCGCAAGGCTCCGCCAGTTGTTCACGTCGTTTCTCCGCATCCCCATGATGAATGATCTTGAACGAACGACGACCGATGAAATTGCTGAACAACGCATCGGCCCATACCCGCTGCAGGGTATTGAGCGGCGCATTGATCAAGCAGCGGCACTCGCCTTGCGGATATTGCTGCATGATGAAATCAGCGGCCCATAGAGCGGCCAAGGTTTTCATCGTGCCCATGTCCGAAAGGTTGAAGCTCCTGGCATGCAGCACCAGGAAATTAGACATCAACTTTTGCGCTTGAGTCGGACGCTCAATATCAGGTCCGTGTGGCCAGTCGTAGGTGTCCATGACTGGTGCCACAGGAAAATTGAGCCATCGTAATAGCTGACTGTTATGGAGAGTACGCGGAACAACAAGATATTCACCATTGACTGTAATCGCGTCTTTAATAACGCGCATTGCCTGATCATGCTTGAGTGCATGGTAGCCTCTGTAAACTAAATTATTTTTATGTTGGTAGAATTCAGGTTGCATTATTGCGATCATCCCATCAGTAACATCGCCATTACCCAAAACACTGCAATCAACGTGAGAATGACCACAACGAGGCCAAGCCACGCCAAATCATTCATGCCGTGAACCTGCCGAGTCATGCTACCTTAATGGAGTATGTAGAACCAGGTCCACCGGTCGCATCGATCCTGATGCCATGAGGTTTCAGCCACTTATCGTTCATTTGTTTGATGTGTACGCTGATAACGTTATCCCACAACGGTCCGCCATCACGACGATCTGCGTAGACCAAATCCATGAGATCGCGGCGCGTGATTGAGCGGCAACGTCTGATCGTTTCATAGATGCGCTGTTTAACTTCAGGCATCTGGATATGCGGCGGTACCATTAGCCCACAGCAGGGACAGATTTTAGTTGCCATGACGTGATTGCCTTAATGATTTCCTTGCCTGTTCCCGCAAATATCAGTCCACCGCTAGCGAAGATGGCGTTGAGCGTGACCCGCTGGCGAGCCGTGAACGACGACGGATGATAGCCTTGTTTCTTGACCTCGATGCCAATGAAGCGGCCGTTAATACACGCAAGGCAGTCGACGGTCGCCGCGCCATAGCCAGTTTGAACCGGCCAAAACTGATAAGCACCAATCTGCGATAAATATTTTTTAACCAGAGATTTCTCATAGCCTTCAGGCGTCACTGTCTTGTTTCCGTTCCAGGTACTGTCGGCATGCCAAACTCGACTTCTGTTGCCATTGACAGATCCATGATCGCCTTGATCAACGGCAACGGGATATATAACGAGTCGGTGAGCACCATGCCGATCGAACGCACGCCATGGACAAAGCTCGGCAAATTGAAATTAGGCGGCTTTTGGAAGTTAACCCATGAGCCATCCGTGAATAGAATTTTGATTTGCTGATCGGCCATAATATCTACCATAATGACAAAGATGGCAAAGTCAAGGAGTCTTATTATATTCACACTGCTTGACAGGACAGAATTTGCACATCGGTCCTTCACGCTTGGGCCAATGGTGAATTGCAGCATTCGCTCGAATGGTATGCATCATTGAGTCGATCTCGGCCCAAGTGCGCTCGACGTCGCTTAAATCGTGCCTGACGCCTAGCTTGCCCGCTGCGCCTTGGCCAAGCCAGACATACCAGCCCCAGATATGGCGCACCTCGGGATTGCGCGCCTGCGCGAATACCGCGTTAACACGCAGCTCGAAATCATCTTCACGAACTTTGCCGGTTTTCCAATCGAAGATGCGGATGGTCGAATCACCTGGCGTGAGCACGACATCGACCTTGCCGTGCCCATAGCAATCTTCATCGTAGAAGCCGCAAGGCGTGCCGTCTTCACGAACGCCTAGTCTTACCTCGGTTTCAACGGGTTGACCGGTGAAGGCGGACGCCCACGGGGCATAGCGGCCGACCTCGCCTTCGAGCGGGCTCCCCGCTGAGATGGCTTTGTCGAGGGCCGCATGGACCGTGTTCCCCCACCTAATCGCCTCGGTGTCCTCATGTTTTGCATCCTTGGTTATGTACTTCGATTGCACCCGATATGGACAAATCTGATAATCGGATAGGAACGAATAGGACCATTTGGGAATCATTCCACCCATGGATATATGACCTCGACCTCACTATCAGTTTGCAAGCCTAGTTGCTGCATGACTGCAGGGCTTAGATCACAGCATCTGCCAGTTTCTGCCGCTGGTCCCCAATCTGTCGGCGATGCAAGTACGTGCTTACCGGTCTTTCGATTGCGAATAAGCGCAACGTCATTACCAGCCAAGTCTATCTTGGGAAATTGCTGATAGTCCCAGCGCATCGCCAGATATAACTTGTCGGGGTCCAGACGACGCGCATTGCCAGTCGTTCCTGGCGGATTATCGGGAAGGAATAGAAACGGCTTGTCATCAGGATTAACACCTTCATTCTCCAGTGCCAGCCCTTCGCTCGGTGAGACACCCATGTCGTCGGGACCGCCAAAGCTGCTGCATCGTCCAATAGCGCGAACATAA